TTTAATATATATAGTTCCCAATGAAGCGATATTAAAATCTGATAGTTTATTAATCTATAGTGGTAGACTTCAAGATATTAGTCACAACAATGATTCTATTAAGTTGTCTATTGTATCTAGAGACCCTTCAGATGGTGTTGAAATACCTCAGTCAAAGACAAGTAAGGATAATTATTATCCTATCGCTTATGGAGATTATACACCTAGTAGCGGAAGTGTTACTTTTGGGTCTGGCTCAGATATAGATGATTATAGAAAAAGAAAAACTCTTTATCCTATTCCAGTAGAAGAGAGAAGAGCTGGTACTGTTTTTTCCTTAACTGGTACAAGAAGTACAAGTGCAAATGCTTTTCCTAATTATTATGAAAAGTCAACAGACACATTTCATCCACTTGCAAATGACTCTACAAATACTTCAACTCTTGATACCGTAAATGAAACTTATGGAGATGGATATGCAGTAAGATTTAATCAAAATTTATTGAAAACTGGTCTATTTAAAGTTGTGGAGTTTGTAACTAAAACAGCTGGAACTAATCTTACTTGGGATAATAATACTGGAAATGCTTTTGATGGAGAATTTATAAACACAAGTACTTATGTAGGATGTACTGTAGATGAAGTTTTTGTACCTAATGACTCTGCAAGTATTGAATATTCATTACCTCAATTAACTGGTTACCCAAGTACATTAGTTACTAATTTAGTTATTACTGGTTCTTTTACAATAGGGAGTGTTGTTGGTGGGACTTCAGGAGAAGTAAGATTACAATTAATAGATGAGAGCTTTGGTTCTTCCGATATTAAAGGTTATTGGGATTTAACAAGTGCTGGAACTACAACAGATTTTCATAAACTTTTATCAAATGGTAGTAGTGGAGGCACTTTAGATACCTCAAGTGTTGCTTATTTAAGTGATGATTTTAATAATTCAAATGAATATTTAGCCTCAGATAGTGGATGGGGTGAGTCTGTAAAACTTACTGTTAAACTTGTTAGAACAGGAGACATACAATGTTCAGTAAGTGGTTTTGTAAGAATACATGATATAGCAGTTCAGGCTACAACTCAATTAGATTTTTCAGAGACAACAAAAGCGGGTAAAACAGTTGCTTATCAAACCCTAGATGACATAGAATATGTATATAGTGGTGCAAATGGTCTAACTGATAATGGTTGGGCTAGTAGTTCTGCAATAACTGAAATTCACGAAGCTCATAGAGATTTATTACAAAGATTTACAAACTTTACAAACAGAAACAATTCAGCTTACACTTCAGGAGTTCATCCTAAAAATTGGAGTTCAGGAACTAATATTAATAGCATCAAAGACTGGGATATAAGATATTGGATTAATAGACCAACACCATTAAAAAAAATTCTAGAAGACCTTCAATATAATGGAGGTTTTATTGGAAGATATAATAGTCAGGGTAATTATGAATATATTTTTATTCCTGACTCAATTACTACAAATCACACTTTGACAAAGGAAGATATTTCTAATATCGACATATCATTAACACCTTTTAAGGATGTAGTTACTTCAATGGATATTGAATATGAAAAACATCCAGCCACAAGTGGTTATATTTCTGAAGTAAATGCAAGTAATTCAACTTCCATTTCAGCTTATAACGTAGACTCTAAAGAAAATAAAAAACAGATTAGATTAAACGCTTTGGTGTCTGCTCCAGCTAATAGTCCTTCAAGTAACCCTAATGATGATTTTTACACCTACTATGATAATATTCTTGGAGGAGTTAAACATTTAATTAGTTTTACTGTCGTAAATCCAATTTATTATAAAATTGATGTAGGTGACTTTATAGCTTTTAGTGATATGACCATTGACCCTTTTGGAGGTAGTTGGTCAGGTAAAGATTTTATAGTTGTTTCAGTTTCTAGAAAAAGAGGGGAATTAAAAATTAAAGTAAGGGAAGTATAATGGGGTATAATAGAATTAAAACACCAAGAGTTTACACAGACTTAATAAGTCAAAGTTTAACTAATGGATGGAGAGATTTAGATAATATAACAATGAAGCAAAATGATGACTCAACTTCTGTTACGTTTAATAGTGGTGCAGAAGCGGGATTATTTGATTTAAAACCAGCAAACTCTGTAACTCTTGCAAAAGAAAATCAAGCTTTTTACATTCAATTTGATACTGGACTTAGTTCAAATTCATTAGCTGAGTCTAATTATTTAGCAATATTAAATCATAATTTTTTATCTGCTGAATGTATGTTTAAGGTTGAATTATCTGATGATGCAAATATGAGTAGTAATGTCACAACTATTTCACAAAACGTAAATCATTCAAAATTGATAAATGCTACTCAAAGTACAATTAGTGGGAATACTACATTTATAGAAGCTGATGAGAATGGATGGACTTTAATCAACTGGACAACTCAAACAACTCAAAATCAATATTTAAGAATTACATTTAAAGATACTGGAGGAGCTAATCAAAATTTTGCTGATGATGTAATAATAGGTTCAATTATGTATGGTGAGTATTTTGATTTTCCTCATTCACCTGACCTTTCAGTAAACACTTCTGTTGATTATGATGGTGTAAAAACTCAAAAGTCTTTAGGAGGTAATACCTATGCAACCTCAACAAATTTAGGACAACCTGAGTGGGGTAAAACACTTTCATGGACTAATTCAACAAGTGCGGATATTAGTAATTATGCATTTAGCAAAAGAACTGGTAGAATTAGACATTCAATGAATTTTAGTTACTTAACTGATACTGATGTTTGGTCTAATAATCCTAGTTCTTCATTACCCTCAGAATGGTTTGACACACTAACAGTTCATAATTCTTTTTACAATAAGATAGTAGGTCAGTTTCATCCATTCTTATTTAGCATAGACAAAGACTCCACAACTGAAGGTGATTATGGTATGTTTAGATTAAAAGATAAATCATTTAACGCAAACCAATCAGCTAATAATATTTGGGATGTAAAATTAAATGTTGAGGAATCTTGGTAATTATTTATTAACTTCTACCCTAATGCTAGGGTTGTAGAGGGTGAACGCTCCAAAACATCCTTATTCGCAAATATAATACCAACCCTAGCATCTCCTAACCCTTAAATAACCCTATAAAATAATTTTAGAAAGTGTTTGTATGTTTCATTACGCTTTATTAGAATTGTATGCGAATTAAATAAATAATATGGAGTTTTAAATGAATAAAGTTCAATTAGAAGTACAAGAAACCATAAACAACTGGTTCAATGCTAAAAACTTAGAAACACTAAAGTGGATAGACGAAGACCCTGAGTTAAAAGGTTTACTAAAACCATATAAAAATCTTACAGATGCTGGTGTTATGGTAAGTTATGGTGATAATGGTTGTGTTGCTTTTGACGGAGATATTCTTTCAGCATTAAGAGGTTGTGCAGAGTTTGGATATTGTGAAAAATTAGCAGAATCATTAAGAGCTATTTTTTATGAAAATGAATATGATAATTTTGGTTTTGGTGTTTATAATCATTGTGAATATGAAGGAGGTAAGTAATGAATGTGCAAAAATCAAAAATAAAAAATATTCTTAAGAAGGAAGGATGTAGGCTAAGTCCTGAGTCATGGGATGGAATAAACAGGGCAGTTGAATCTTTAATAATCAGTATGTCTAATAATGTTAAGTCAGATGGAATGAAAACATTAATGGCAAAACATACAGTTGTTTCTAATAAAACAAAAGTTACAACATCAAGTAAATGTAAAAGATGTTGTAATATTAAAGATACTTATATTAAATGGGCTAAACAGATGCAAACATTTTGCTATGAAAAAGCTTATGTATTAAGTAAAAAACTAGGAGGTAAGTAATGAAAAAAGAATTTGAAGTAGTAATCAAAATTCCATCATATACTCTTAAGACTATTTATGTAGATGATGCGACTAGTAAAACTGATGCTAGAAAAAAAGCAAAAAAACAAATACTTGGAAATACAAATTATTATGATATGAGTGGGGATGATGAATTAGGACAATGTTGGAAAAAAGCTACAATAATATCAGTTGAAGGAGGTAAGTAATGATTGAACCTCCTTATAATTTTAAGTTTCATGCAGAAATAAGATATGAAACAGAAGAATGTTTTAATTTTACAAATGCAAACGGTAACACGATAGGTCAAATAAAAGAAGATATTCTAAGAGTCTGTATAAAGTATGAAAAAAGAAGTCCGAAGATAGTAACCATTTTAGGCAAATCAGAATATAATGATAACTATAATGAATATATTTATTTATTTGCTAATCATCCTTTTTTTATTGAAAACGAGAGTGTAAAAAACGCATTAAGTCATATAACAAAGGTAAATGTCTAATGGAATCTATAATACATTTTATTAAACATTTTTTAGGGTTGTGTGGTGAGTCTCATCCAAGTGTCATGGTAAGTGGGTTTGCAATATTTTCATTATTTGGATTATATATTAATCACATAATTAATTACATTAAAAACAAACTAGGAGGATAGTATGCCAACACCATTTAATAAATTATTAGTAAAACATTCTGAGCAAGAATATTTACAACTAGAAACTAATTATTTAAACCTTTTTAATTTTGTACAAAGTCTATTATCAATTACAGAAAACAAAGATATTAATTCTGATTCACAAAGGTTAATTCATTTTAATGCTTTGACCATTAGACTTACAGAAGGTGTAAACAGATTTCAAAAATTTACTGAAGACCTTCGGAGTAATTCAATCTCAAGGAACTCCGCATCTTCCGACTCCGAAGGCAACCCTTATGAAGTTAGAATCTTAACGTCAAAAGAAGAAAAGAAACTGATTATAGAAGCTTTAGAACACATGGCTAATAGTTATCCTGACCTCAAAGTTTCAAATAAGTTTCAACAATTAGCGAATGATATAAAATAGGAGTAGTATATGAGTAGTCAAATAAAAGAAATTAGGCATTATTTAGAGTCAGGTGGTAAACTAACACCACTAGAAGCTCTTGATAAGTTTGGATGCTTTAGGCTTGCCGCCATAGTGCATAATTTAAGGGAAGAAGGTCTTAATATTAAAACAACAATGGTAAAGCAAGGTCAGAAGTCTTTTGCTGAATATTCAATAGATAATTCAGATGGAATGAATTTGTTTGGAGGTCAGTAATGATAGTTTTGAATATAGCTGAATGGATTGCAAATTTATTAATCTTGGGTATTTCTGCACTAATATGGTTTGTTGCTTTATTTGGTTTTGCCATGCTTTTGTCAATATTAGTCAACTATGTAAGAGAGGTATCAAGTTATGAATAAGTATGAAAGAAAGTTAGAGTCATTTTTTGATTTTTGTGAAGGTTTGTTCTTCATATTAATAGGAATGACTATGTTAAATTTATTTTATCAACTAATAACAAAATAAGGAGTAGTAATGTTTTTACAACTAAAAAAATCCACTCATATTGATAAAACTTTGAGTGTGCAATTAAGAGTAGACCCTATTAATATTAAGGGTGTAATGAATAAGTTCAATAACTTAGAATATGAATTACCAGTAACTAATATAGGTAATAATTATTCTGCTGAGAAATGGGGAGATAAAGAACCTATTACATTTAAAAAAGGTGACCACTTTAATTTAAAAGTTTCATCCGCTTTATATGGTAAACTTACAGACTTTTCAAAAGCAGAATTAGTTGATATTACCATGACATCAACTGAAAAAGGTGTCAAATATAATGTAGGAGCTTCGTTTAGTGTATGGGATAAACCAGTACATGATGAAGGAGTTACATCTAAACCTTATGGTTATGATTCTGTTAAAAGTAGAGATGATGACAGAAGTCTAGAAATAAAATGGGGTATGGCTTTTAATAATGCAACTAGATTATTTACTAATTCAAAAATGTTATATGAAGATAAAGTTAAAGCAATAGAGACAATAATGCCTAAGATGTTTGAAATTGCTTGTGGGATGAAATCAATTATCGAAACAGAAACACCTAAAATAGTTGAAGATGATGATGATGCTCCGTTCTAAAAAAAATCAATCAAATGAAAATCTATTAAGGAAAAGTATGAATAGAAGGTCAACCTTAAATGGGTATATCAAATATTATGAGGATTTATTAGTAACTGGTAAGATACAACCAACTGGTGGTGCTTATAAAAGATTGATTCAGTTAAGAGAAAAATATGTTAGTACATATTAATGAAAAAAGCTGAAAAAGTTAAACTCAATAAACTTGTTAGAGAACTTTGTCTGCTTAGAGATAAGTGTTGTTTGAGGTGTGGTAAAACTACCACACTTCAAGCTTCTCATATTTATCCTAAAGGTAAATTTCCTAAGATGCAGTTTAATCCTGATAATGTTAAGATATTGTGTGTAGGTTGTCATCTTTATTGGTGGCACAGACACCCCATAGAGGCTCATAAATGGGCGGAAAAGACATTAGGTAAGGTTAGGTTAAACAGATTAAAAAAACAGTCAAATACAATAAATAAAACACTTTGGGATTTTAAAGAAATACAAAACGAATTAAAAAAACAAATAGGAGAGTTAAATGATAATTAAGTTTTTAAAAAAACATCCAACATCAAATAATACTTGGAGTAATCAAATAGGTCATGTCGGAACTTATAATATAGGTTCAACAATAAAAGCTATGAATTTAGTAGTTCAAGGATATGCAGAATTAGTTCATTCATGTAAGAGTTGTAATCCTTATCATTTAAATATTGACTTAGAGGATTTTAAAAAACCATTTAAACTAGAGGAGATTAAAAATGGCTAAGAGATTTATAGACACTAAAATTTGGGATAAATCATGGTTTAGAAAGTTATCAACTAAATACAAATTATTTTGGGTGTATTTACTAGGTAAATGTGACCATGCTGGAATTTGGGATGCTGATTGGGAACTAGCTGAATTTATTATTGGTGAGCAAGTGATATTTGATAAATTACCTCAAGTTATTAAAGATAAAATGAAATTTATAGAAGGTAAAGACCAATATTTTATTCCTAGTTTTATTAAGTTTCAATATGGTGAATTAAAAGAACATTCTAAACCTCATTTAAGTGTAATTAAAAGACTTAATGAAAAGGGATTATATAACCCTATAGAAAGAGTTAACATAACCCTTAAAGATAAAGATAAAGATAAGGTTAAAGTAAAAACTAAAAAAAAAGATAAAGAAGCAGAGTTTTCACGAAATTCTTTTAAGATTGCACAAGAATTAAATATTAATGATGAAATTTATACAGAGTTTGTTGAATATTGGACAGAATCAAATATGAATGGAACTAAAATGAAATTTGAAATGCAAAAAACTTTTGATATTAAGAGAAGACTAAGAAAATGGAATAAGAACCATGAACAATGGAATGTAAATGTTAAAGAAAAAAAACCTTTTGAGGCTACATTTAAAAAAACACCTACTGGATTATATAAAGCATTTTGTTCTAAGTGTGGTAAGAGAGAAATGCCTAATGATAAATGGCAATTAAAAGAGGGTTCTAGTTGTTGTAGAGTTGATTATACTCCTGAACAAAATTATGCATAAAGATGATGAATTACATATAATTGATTATATATTAGAAAAAACTGATAAAAGGAGATATACACCTCAACTAAATCAAGTAAGACACGAACATAGGAAGTACAGACATGATGATGTAATTAAATTATGTAATTATTGTGAACATCTTTGGAGTCCAGTTCCTCATTGGGTGGATAAAAGTTTGTTTAGAATTTATCCAAAAGACATTATTCCAAAGATAGGGAAAAAGAAAAAGAAATGTCCAAAATGCGAAAAAATAAATAGGTAATAAAAAATGTCAATAAAAAATAAATATTCAGTTGATTCTATTCCTAAACATGAAACTTATGACTGGTTATTGTATAAACATTATGCTAAAAGATTAACTAATATTCAATATTCTTTTGGTTTGTTTGATATTCACAATAAATTAATTGGTGTTTGTACATTTGGGATACCAGCCGTTTCTCAATGGAAAGATGATTATTTAGAGTTAAATAGGTTATGTATTGATTCAACAGAAAAAAACATTCTTTCCTTTTTTGTATCTCAATGTTTAAAAAAAGTATCTAATAAGAGAATAATAGTTAGTTTTTCTGACCCAAATCAGAACCATAATGGATATATTTATCAAGCTACGAATTGGATTTATACGGGTATTGGTTCAAATACAAAAAAATACACATTAAATGGGAGAGATTATCACCCTAGACATTTAAATAAAAGTGATGATTTTTTTATAAAATTAGTTAAACCATATAAAATTGACATAAATAAAAATACAGTAGATGAAATATGGTCAAAATTAGGAGGTAAAGTTGAAAAACAAAAAGGTAAACACAGATATTTTTACACAAAGACAAAAAAACAAAAGAACACAATTTTAAGTAAATATAAAATATATCCATATCCAAAAGGACAAAATAAAAACTATGATGCTAGTTATAAACCAAAAACACAAGTAAAACTATTTTAACTAACCCTTAGATAACCTTTAAGTAACTGTTTGACCTTTCAAATTTATTGTTTATATTCTTTTGCGAATATTAATTAAATAAGGAGTTTTAAAATGGTAAAATTAACTGAATTAGAAAAAAAAGTTCTTGACGAAATAACTGAATATTCTGATATAGCTACAGATGGTTTTGGTTTGCAAGGATATATTTTACATAGTGCGTTTCCTATGAATAAATTTAGAGGTGTTTTTTCTTCTCTAGTAAAAAAGGGTGTCTGTAGATTTACTTATTTTGACCCTGAGTATAATATAGGAATGGAGCCTATGACAGAAGGATATGTGACTGATGAGTTTCAAGAAGAGGTGGAAAAATTTGACCCAAAAATACATTCTGAAGAAGAAAGATATTTAATAGAAAATACTGGATATAGACTTATAAATATCTGTTAATAAATAATAAAGAAACCAATCAGCCCCTTAAATGGGGCTTTTTGGGTATGAATAAAAAACAAAATAGGAGTAGTAAGATGAAGTATATTAAAAACCTAACCATAAGTGCAGACAACATACATAACTTTAAAATATCCAACAGTGTGGATAAAAGTAGTTGGTTTAAGTTTGATTTAACTTTTATAAGTGTAACTAAGCAAGATAGTGTAGGAAAAGGAAAATTTCTTACTATTTGTTGGAATGGTGTTGGAGGAGTTCAATTAGTAGCTACAGAATCAAATGGAATTTATATAGTTCCCGAATATGAAGTAACTCTATTAGAAAAAGTTATGAAGGAGCATAAAGATAGAATAAAAGATGTAGTTAGAGAATATAGCAATAACCTTAAAAATGTAAATAAGATTGGAACAAGTGGACTTGATATATACAAGAAATAGACACTAACATAAACCTAAAAGAAAAGAGCCTTGAGAAATCAGGGCTTTTTTTTTACTCTCTCTACTTTCCTATCCTATACTATCCTATACTATACTCGTATTTCTACATGTAGAAACTAAATAGTATACTGTTCAACCCCTAAATCACCTTATTTGGGTCTGAGTAGTATATGCATTTTTATTCATTATATTCCTCGTTTTATTGCAAACCTTAATATAGTTTTAGGTATTTTATTAAACCTCCTAAATGGTATAAATTAGACCCAACAACAACAAGGAGTATCTTATGCCTAAAGGTAAAGGTTACGGCTTTGGTAAAGCGAAACCAAAAAAGAAACGTAAGATGATTAAGAAAATTGTCAAAAAGAAAAAGTAAAGAAGGTATTGCAATTACTACTGAATTAGTGGGGATTCGCAATTTAAAGACTACTGGTAATTATAGACTAGAGTTTGATGTCTTTGAAATAGACTCTCATAAAATTGCTGAGCTAATAATGAAATTAAACAAAGCATTTATGATGGGTCTAGTGGAGATAGATTAATGTCTAAAAAACAAACACAGAACAAACGACCTGATGGAAAATTTGCTAAGGGTAATAAGTTAGGGAATAGATGGAAGAAAGGACAATCAGGTAACCCTAATGGAAGAAGAAACGCCTATACTGATTTAATAAAAGATTTTAGTTTTAAAAAGAATGGTGATAAGGAAAGAAGAGAAGTTATAGTGTCTAAGTTGTTCCAGTTAGCTGAAAGAGGTGACCTTAGAGCTATGCAGTTTATTATTGAAAGACTAGAAGGTAAAGCATTAGAGAGACAGGAAAGAACAAACAAGTCAGAACCTATTCAGGTTATGGTTATAGAAGATGATTGAATGGACTGTTAATAAGACTAGAAGAGATATATTAAAAGACCCTTCTAGATTTAAAGTTATTGTTGCTGGTAGAAGGTGGGGTAAGACTGTATTAAGTTTGATGTATTTACTCAAAGACCCTTTTAAAACTGATGAAAGAAGATTCTATGTCACTCCTACCTATAAACAAGGTAAGATGATAGTATTCCCTATACTCAGGAGAATGTTTGGAAACTTTACTGGTGCAAAGTTAAATGAAACTGAAATGTCTGTTATCTTTGAGAATGGTGCAGAGTTATCAGTCAAGGGTGCTGACAATGAGAATAATTTAAGAGGTGTGTCACTAACAAAATGTGTGATGGATGAAATGGCTTATATTAAACCTCATGTATGGGAAGAAATTATCATGCCTATGTTAGCAACCACTAAAGGAGAGGTCTTATTTATTGGAACTCCTAGTGGGTATGATATTATGTATGACCTATACTCTAAAGGTCAATCAGAAGATGACTGGAGTAGTTGGCAGTTTAAAACTATAGATGGTGGGTTTGTACCTAAAGAAGAAATAGAAAGAGCAAAGAGAACAATGGATGAGTCTGTATTTAGACAAGAGTTTGAGGGTTCTTTTGAATCAACTGGTAATAGAGCCGCTTGGAACTTTGATAGAGAGACCCATGTTGTAAAAGCTGATGAACTATCTAATAAATTGTGGTGGGGAGTTGACCATAATGTTGATTTTAACACGGCTACATTAGCAACAGAGTATTCAGATGGAACAGTACATTACTTTGATGAGATAAGACTAAAGAATAGTAATACTGAAGAACTTGCAATAGAGATGAAAAAGATTGCACCTAACATTGAGTGTTATCCTGACCCAGCTGGAAAAAATAGGTCTACAACGTCAAGAAGAAGCGACCATGATATTCTATCTGAATTTGGGTTTTTAATTAGAGCAAAGAAGTCTCATCCTAGTCATATAGATAGATTAAATATTTTAAATAGAAAACTTAAAGATGCTGAAGGTAATATAAGTATGACTGTTGACCCCTCATGTGTCCATTTAATTAAAGACCTAGAACAATGCCAAAGAGATAGAAGAGGTGGACTAGATAAGTCTGATATGAACCTTACTCACGCTTTAGATGCTTGTTCTTATGGGTTGGCATATAAGTTTCCTATTAAAAAAGCTTTTGCAACCACTAGAAGTTGGTGATAATAAAAGTTGGGGAGAACTAACAAATAAAGAGGAATATGGAAGATGTATAATTTTGGAAAAAGTGTAAATAGAGTAGTTATCCCTGAACTTTCTGAAATGGTAGTAATGCAGAGTGTGATTAATGCTCATGAAAACTATATTGATAATGAGGACACTTATGTCTTAGAGAGTTTAGACTTTTACTATAATCAGAACTTAGACACACACCTAGAACAATGGTTTGCATCTGAGAGTCTTAGTCAAGTACCTCCTTATGTCACCTCTTGTGTACCTCGTTTTGCTCGTGCTAGGATGATGTTATACAAAGAACCTCCTAAGAGATTTATAGGTGGTGAAAGAAGTGAAATATATGATGATATATCTTTTAAATTAGATTCTAAAACTAAGGAATTTGCTGAGTTATCTTGGTTGCTAGGACATTGTTGGATGAAATCTAAGTACAATGAGAGAAAACAGAGACTAGAATATGAAGTTCTCCCAATGGTGCAAGAGTATTATCACACTTCAGATAGTGAACCTTATGGATACTCTTATGAAATAGAGAGTCCTGACAACCATAAAAGATTTGTGTTTTGGAGTGAGCAAAGAGATGGTGTAGATGGTATGCACTTTGAGTTTAATCAGAAAGGCGAAAGGATTCCTATATCTGAAGACATGATAAATCCTTATAAGATAAATCCTATAAGTAGAGTGGAGTTTTCTTCTAGTTCTTATGATGTCACTAGGGTTTCTCTACATTTAGCAATAGCTATGACTGAAGTAGCTTTAGGGATAAGGTCAAAGCTAGGTCAACCAGTATTCACAGGAATAGATGAAGGTCAATCAAGATTGAAGGCTGGAATAGATAATGCAATTATAATTCCTGAAGGTGCATCCTTTGATTATAAGTCACCTACTGGAAGTATTACAGAAATGATTGAAGGTGTGAAAGCTATGGCTAACCAAGTAGCTGAGAATAATCAGTTAAGAATCAGATGGGGTGAGTCAGGTGGGAATGTACCTAGTGGAGAAGCTTTAAGAATTATGGAGATTGAAAACCTTGAATCTAGAAAGTCAGATGAAGGTTTATTCAGAGAGTGGGAACATTCAAGATATGAAATAGATAGAAGGATTTTAGAGACACATAATGTAAGTAATTTATCAGAAGATTATGCAGTTGATTTTGGGGAGGTCAGTTTCCCAATGTCACCACAGGAAGAAAGAAACTGGTTAGATTGGAAGATTAAAAATGGGATAATGACTCAGAAAGACTTATTATTATATTTTAATAGTGACATGACTGACTCTGAGTTAGATGAAAAGTTAGGAGAAGTAAGAGAAGAACAAAGAGCAACAGTAGAAGCTACACAACCTACACAACCAACCTTTGAGGGATTAAGGAAACTTGGCACAATTAATTCGTAAGTATATGGAAGACCTAGATAAGTTAGAGTCTGTTATAGAAGAAAACGCTGATAATCTACTAGGTGCTATTGATTTAGATGAGATGTTAAAAGACCCTGAAGGATATTTACTGTCATTAGGTGATGCTTTTCTTAAAGAACACATAGATGAAATAGAAAAAGCTGGTCAGTTAGGTACTAAGTTTGCAAATAAGATTATAGAAGAGTCATGAAACCTAAGATAGAGATGAACTTTGACCTTAAAAAGCTAAGGTTAGACCTCACTAAGGAACTTAATGATGCTGGTAGGATAGTAAGAGAAGACCACTTCCAAAGACTAGAAAGAGGTATGGGTGTAAATGGAAGGATGCAGAAACTAAAAGACTCCACTATCAAAAGAAAAGGTTTTGACCAAATATTAGTAGATACTGGTAAGATGAGAAACCTTATTTTAAATAAAGCAAGTAAAGTAAAACAATTAGTAACAATACATCCAGGCAAGAAACAGAAAAGAAAGGGTGGTGTGACTAATGCAGATATAGGTTCATTTCATCAACAAGGTAACCCCTCAACTAATTTACCTAGAAGAGAATGGTTTGGTATTACTAAAAAAGCTGAGAAAAGAGCAATTAAAATGATAGAACTAAAGATAGATAAGATATTAAGAAATGTCTGAACCTCAAGACCTACTTATAACCATGTCTTCCTTACTTAGTAATTCTGTTGCTAAGTCTACAATTACCCTAGAAGAGTCCATATCTCAAATGAAGTTAAGTGGGATGGATGTTAATGAAATTAAATCAGTCTTAATGAATGACCTTAATAATGGTGGTAGGATATTTGGTTCATATAGAAATGCTATTAAGAATACAACTAAAAATGGTGTAGGGTATAACTCTAATATTGCAAGTCAGAAGGTGTATCAAGATTCATCAGTAGAAGAGTTTCAATGGGTTGGTATATCTGACAATAAAGTTTGTGAGGATTGTGAAGACAGACATGGTCAGACTGGCACTATGGAATATTTTAGAACTGTTGGACTTCCTCGTTCAGGGTTTTCTATTTGTCAGACTAATTGCAGATGTCAGTTAGTACCTATGAACTATAAGGGTGAGAACATTAAAGAACCTATAATTACTAAAAAGGTTTTACCTATTACTGCTTTTAAAATGGCTGGTAAACATAAGACATCAAAAGACTCTATAGAATGGTTAAAGTCAAATATTGCAGATGAGGTTAATATATCATCAACAATAGATGTTGGAATAATGAATGAAATTACTAAGTCATTATCAAGAAATTTTGAAAAATACAAATTGAATAGACTGGAAAAAATATATTTTAATAGAGGAAATGCTATGGCTAGTGCTAGTGGAGGCACTCTAAGTATTAATAAAAAGTATTTTAATAAAAAAGGTATGCAACAAGCTTACAGAGATGATGTCATTGAATTTACATCTAAATATAAAAAATGGATTAAAGAACTTGAAGATGATTTAAAGCCTTTACTTTCTAAACCTTTTGAGGAATTATCTTATGTTGAAAAAAGAATGGTTGAATGGAATACAAATAGAATTATTGATTTAAAAAAGACTTTAAAGTCAAAGCAAAAGTATAAATATTGGAATTATTACAATAAGAAAAAATTATATGGTAGTGTTATAGACCATGAAATTGGACACATGATTCATGACCAATATACTGGAAAATTAAATAAGTCTAGATACAGAAGAGAAAGTGTTTCTACAAAAGTCGCAGACAAATGGAACAAAGAATGGATAAGTATTTATAGAAAGTCTAAAAAACAAGGATTAATTTATCAAATTTCTGAATATGCGTCATCTGACCATTATGAATTATTTGCTGAGTCTTTTGCCATGTATGTAAATGGTCAAAAATTACCTGAAATAATTAAAGATTATTTAGATAGATATTTAACATCAAAGGAGCTTAACTAATGCCTAGGTCTACTCAATGTAATATATGTGTTCAATATATAGAAGAATTTAAGTGTAAAGCTTTTCCTAAAGGTATTCCTAGAGATATTTTTACTGGACTTCATGACCATAAAAAGAAATTTAAAGGAGACAATGGCATAAGATTTCAAACCATAGAAGACTTTATGAAAGAGAATAGACCTACAAAGTAATTTCATTCTAGGACTTTTATTAAACATAGGTACATGATTAAATTTAATTAACTAAAAGAGGAAGACAGAATGTCTGAAACTACAACAGAAAACGTACAAGATAATGTGCAAGAGGTGACTCCTAACAGTCAGAATGAAACTAATGAAACGCCTGATGTCAATAGTTTTATAGCAGAGAGTAAAAAGTACAGAAGTAGGGCACAATTAGCAGAGTCTGAATTATCTGATTTAAAATCTAAACTTGAAAAACAAGAAGAGGAAAGATTAGCTAAAAACAATAAGTGGGAAGAGTTAGCAACTAAGAGAGAATCAGAATTAAACAGTATTAAGGATGATTATCAAAGATTAAAAGAAGCTGAGGAAGCCTATAAAGAAGACTTGCTAAATATTCTAAGTGAAGAAGAAAGAGACACATTTAAAAGTTTAAGTGTTGCTCAACTTAGAGTTATAACTGATAAAATTAATAATCAATCTCAAGAGGTAGCTCCCACAAGTAATACACCAGCTAAGAGTGTGAACCCAAGTCCTAAAGATTGGACTAGCATGAGTGCAGAAGAAAGACGAGCGAATTGGGGTAGTATCTTACAGAGTTATGTTAAGAGATAATAATAAGAGGTTTTAAAAATGGCAAAACATTATCAAGGTAGTGCAACTACAAACACCACAGACCAGCATTTCATACCTGAAATTTGGTCTGAGGGAATCTATAAGTTTTTTGAGAGAAAAACAATATTCAGAGGATTAATTGAAGACTATTCAGCTTTAGTAGGTGCTAAAGGTTTTGGAGATGTTGTTCATGTTCCTGAAATATCATTAGCAAGTGCGGCTGATAAGTCTGCTGGTTCTGATGTGTCTTATGATGCAACTGCAACTACAGAAACTCAGTTGTCTCTTAATAAACATAAGTACATTGGTAAACTTTTCGAAGATTTGACAATTATCCAAAGTGAAGCAGATTTAGTAGAAAAGTACACTAGAATGATGGGTGAGGCTCTTGCTCGTCAATTAGATGCTGACATTTGGGCTGAATTAGATGGTTTAAATCAGTCTCAGGCTCTATCTGCTGATGATACTCTTACTGCGGCAGTCTTTGAAAGTGTATTAGCTACACTAGGTGAAAATGACATACCTTACATGGATGGTGAATGTGCTATGGTTGTTAATCCAACTCTATTTGCAGACATACTTAATCCTAGTGCTGGAATCGCTCAGTATTTCATTAGAAATGATGCAGTCGGAGAAGGTAACAGAGGACTAAGGTCAGGAATGGTCGGCTCATTATATGGCATTGACGTATATATGAGTAATACTGTTTCAACTGCTGGAACAAGTTCAACAATATCAGGTGCAGTATTCCATAAGAGTGCGGCAGTTTGTGCAGTTCAACAAGAAGTCAGAACTCAGTCAGAGTATTCGATTGATGCTCTTGGAACAAAAATTGTCTCTGATTTGGTCTATGGCGTAAAGCTTCTAGATGATAGTGACAATAAAAAAGGTGTTAAGTTTACCAACGTAGACTAACACATAGGTTGACAAATGAAATCTAGGGGAGTGGGTTGGCGCTGACTCCCCTAGTTTAATGGAGATTTTTATGCAATATTGGTTAAGTAAAAAAATAGGAAGGATGGAAAGACTTGAGGATAGTGTCTTAGAAAAACATCCTGAAAAACTAGAAGAATTAAAAAGTCAAGGTTATATAAGGGTTACAAGTGAAAACAGTCCTATACCCTACAAAAAACCTTCTAAAAAAGTATCTATCAAAAAAGCAGTAAAGAAAGTTGCTAAAAAGGTGACTAAAAAGAAAAAATAACACAAAGCAAAGACAGTCTCGTTCACGCTTTGTCATAGCTTAGAGAGGAAGAAAAATGGCAGATTTACACACATATTCAGTACAAGAAGCATTAAACACAACAACTGGTGGAGGTTGGACAGTTGCAAGTGTTGGAACTGCTGGAAGTTCAGCAGATGTCGCTAATACAATTCATAAATCATTATTAGGTAATACAGGAACACTTGGTATTTATAGTGCAGTAGAGATTTATTTTAATTTTGCTATAGCAGAGACTAATGTAAATGCTAGTAATGATTTGATTATCCCAAAGAATACAATGGTATTTATTACAGTTCCTAGAGGACTAGGGAACACAATTTATTTTAACTACAATTCAACTAGTACAACTACTGGTGCAGTTAGATTGGTGGAGTGTTAAATGCAGAGTTCAATGATAAAATCTATTACTGAGGATTTTGGTAATGGCGGGACAATAGATGGTGACCTCACTATATCAGGAGATTTGCAAGTAAGTGGTGGTGGTTCACTATCTTTTGATGAGATAGTACAAGGTACATCTACAATTAAAGTTACAGATACATCAGCTTTTTTAGTTGAGAAGGCAGATGGAACAGATGTTTTTGTTGTGGATACTACTAATTCACGAGTTGGTATAGGAACTTCTTCTCCAGCAACTACTCTCCACGTTGCAGATGATGGCTCTTCAAATGGAATCATGTCAAATCAAATTGTCAGAATAACTCCATCTGATGCAAACAATGGGATAAATATAGGCTCAGATGGCACAGATGGAATGATTGGTGTAACTAATAATGATACTGATTTACATTTCTTGTCACGAACAGGTGGAACATATTCTAAAACTATGACTATAGATAGTTCAAGTAACGTAGGTATAGGAACTACTTCTCCAGAAGAAAAGATTCATAGCACAGGAGCAATAGTATCTACTGGTGTCAATGATACTGGTGCAACTGCTGGAACTGAAAGAGCTTTTATAGATTTAGTAAGTAATAAAGCTCGTATTGGTCATTTTAGAGGTACAACAAGTGCTGGTTCAGGTGGGTTGCAATTATATACAGATTCTGTTGAAAGAATGAGTATAGATGCTTCAGGTAACGTAGGCATAGGAACTGATTCTGCGTCAGGTAAAATTCATGTTAAAGAAACTGCTGGTGATGAATTTTTTACATTCGCAAATGGCAATGGTATTGGTTTAGTGAATAATGTTGCTAGTCATGGAATCGGTATATCAGCTAGTCAATCAGGAAGTTATGGTGGTCAAGGTTCTTCTGCACTAATCGTAACAGAAGGTGGGGGAAGTGCAAATGCTGGTACAATTCAATTAGTACATGATGGAACTATTGGATTTACATATAAAGGTGGAAAAGTAGGTATAGGAACTTCGACACCACAATCTAGCCTCGAAATCGAGCTAGGTGGGGATACTGGCACATACTTTGAGGCTGGTGGAAACGGAGCAAGCTCAAGTCAATCTGATGCAAGACATTTAAAAATGACCGCATCAACAACTACTAACGCTGGTGATACACACGCTATTGATTGCGAATCTTCAACAGGAGTATTGAAATTACAGACATCAGGAACAGATAGAATGGTAATTGATGCTAACTCTCGAATCTCATTATCTAATAATGATAGCGGTACATCTAATACTGTTTTTGGAAAACTAGCTGGTGATGCATTAGCGAGTGGTGGAAATTACAATGTAATACTCGGAGAAAACGCTGGTAATGACTTGACTACAGGCGATCGTAATATTTTGATAGGATATTTGGCAGGTGATAATATTACGACCCAAACAGGCAATATTCTTATCGGAAAAAATACTGGTGGTACTGGTCAACAACTTAGCATTTTAATAGGTAATGATACTGGAAGATTAATAAGTTCTGGAAATGGAACAATTGGTCTCGGTCATAATACTTTGTATATGCTACAAACTGGACAATATAATACAGTTGTTGGGTATGACTCTATGAGGGCTGAAGTTAATGGTGACCGCTCAACTGCTTTTGGGTATCAAACATTAAGGAGTCAAACTGGTACAGACGGAACTGTTGGGACAACTGCTATTGGATATAAAGCTGGATACAATGCAACAAGCGGTATACATGGTATATTTATAGGAGCGGATGCAAATCCATCATCTGGCTCTAGTAACAACGAAATTGTAATTGGTTATGGTGTAACTGGTGTTGGTAGTAATACAGCAATAATAGGTAACTCAAGCACAACAGATGTATATATGGGAGATAATGGAAATGCTTGGTCTCAAACTTCTGACGGAAGATTGAAAGAAAATGTTGTTAATTGGAATAAAGGATTAAGTGAAATTGAAAAATTAAGAATTGTTGAGTTTAATTTTAAAAAAGATAATCCATTTAATTATGACAGTAAAAAGAAAAGGCAAGGTATTATAGCTCAAGAAGTTAAAGAAATAATACCTGAAATGATAAAAGATGATGGAGAATGGTTGTCTGCTAATACAGAACCTATGGTTTGGACTTTGGTAAAAGCAGTACAAGAACTATCTGCAAGAGTAAAAGAATTAGAAAGTAAATAACAAACAAGGAGTCAAACATGGCAAAAAAAGAAAAGAAGCCAGTCTTGAACTTAGATGATAAAGAGTATATCATAGAGGATATGACTGACGAGCAAAAGATGATGGTAAACCATATAAACGATATTCAAAACAAACAGAATAGTAATCAGTTTATAGCTGACCAATTATCTGTAGGTAAAGAATCGTTTATTAAGATGCTTAGAGAATCATTAAACTCTGAGGAAGAAGCAGAGTAATGATTGTAAGGAGATGCGCTCAAGGTCACGATATAGTTATTCATAAGAACACTAGCCCCAATATGGTTAAGAAAGTTCAAATGGCAGATGAATCCTTAGTAACTATTACATATCCTAATTCTAAAGATTATTTTGTTTTAGTAGATGGTGTAATTGAAAAAAGAACTGACTCATTCCAAACTGCTGAAGAGTTTTATTTGGATAAGTGCGGTGAAAAACATAATCAAACTAATGGGCGCATTGACTTGGTAAAGCATAAATTAATTAATAATAAGGTGGTAAATAGATGAGTAATAAAATAATAAAAAAGAAAAGCGGAGATTTTGAAGTTGTATATGAAGATAGTAATACAAGTTATAATATTAAGTTTAGTTATATCTATGTTGGGTAGTTGCTCAAGTGGTTGGTCAGTAGGAGGGTTTAACGATTCTACTTATACTTTTGTAGAAATTCTCGATAAAGACTCTATATCTCATTTTTATTCAGATAATT